ATAAAAAATACATATTGATATTTCCTCGTAGAAGTGGAAAAGACTTTAGTATATTCAATATGATTTTACGATGTGCGTTAAGGAGAATAGGCTCATTTTTCTATTGTCTGCCAACTTTTAAACAGGCTCGACTCACTATTTTCGAATCAATAACTATTCAAGGTGATCGATTTTTGGACTGTATACCGAAGGAATTAATCAAGAGAATAAACTCTCAAGAGATGGTAATTGAATTAATTAACGGCTCTATCATAAGGCTGATTGGATCTGATACGTATGATACGTCTCTTGTAGGAACCAATCCACTTATGGTTGTCTTTTCGGAGTTTGCATTAGCGGATGATAGGGCTTATAAATACGTTAGGCCAATTCTTAATGCTAATGAAGGAACAGTTATTGTCGCGAGTTGTGTTGCTCCCGATACTCTTGTCTTAACGCGAGATGGTATCCGTAAAATATCTACACTGTCTTCTTCGCGTGATGAATATTCATATTTTAATGAAGATATTTATGGTCTTGATGGATTTCATAAAGCAGAACAATTTTATTATGGGCCAAAACAAAAAACATTAATTATAACTCTCAAATCTGGTTATCAATTAGAATGTACCCCCAATCACCCTATTTGGGATGGAATATCTTGGAAAAAGGCGGCGGAGTGGAAAATAGATGATTTACTTCCCATCCAGTATGGGCAAGAGCAATGGGCCAAAGGTTTTGATATATCTGAAGATTTTCATTATATAGCGGCAAAAAGAAGTAAAAAATGGATTTTTGATATAGATAATGTCGATTTCTTCTATCTTCTTGGACTTATTCACGCGGATGGAAATTATGACAAACAAACTGTTTGTGTTACCAAGAAAAAAGATCAAGAGATAATAGATTTTCTCCATAAATATGAATTTAGGACTCGACCTGACGGGATACATCATGAATATTCTTCAAAAGAATTCTGTGCGTTACTAGAATTTATAGGATTTAAACATGGCGCTCGTAATAAAGAATTTCCAGAAAAGTTATTAGATTGTAACAGAGAACAATTTGTTGCTTTTCTGCAGGGATTATTTGACGGAGATGGAACATCGAACTCTCATCCTTCTAAACATGGAAATATAAAACTTACTTCAACATGTTTAACATTTATGCGTACATTACAAGTTCTATTACTAAACTTTGGAATAGTGTCGAGTTTATATAGTGAAGAAAAAGCACCAACATCTAAAGTAAAAGTATGGTCTACTATTTATAATCTCGAAATTACAGGATACTTTGCTCATATATTCTACCGTGAAATAGGATTTAGACTTGAACGTAAACAAAAGAATCGGAAGTATATTCTTGAAGAAGTAAAAGAAGAGTCAGGAAATATATATCCAGTTGATCTTACTGGTTTAAGGTTGCCAACTGGAATTGTGGCGAATAGGAAAAGAGTCTCTAGGCGAATATTGGCTAAGCTGCATAAAATGAGGCCACATCTTCCAATAGCTCACTACCTTAAAGAAAAATTATATTATTCTCCAATCAAAGAAATAATACACAGTGAGAATGAAGTTTTTGATTTTGTTATTCCACAAACACATTCTTTTTTCTCAAATGGTTTCATATCGCACAACACACCAAGGGGTATGAACCATTTCTATGATTTATATCAGATAGCAAAGAATAATCCTGAATGGTATTGTGAGAAATTAACTATTGATGATACTCAACATATACCGATTGAGAGTATTAAGCAGGACATTGCAAATGGAGAAATATCAGAAGAATTAGCCCAACAAGAATACAATTGTTCATTCACGATGGGTGTTGAAGGGGCATATTACGCTCGTTACATAGATAAAATGAGACTTGAGGGTCGTATATCTGAAGTTCCATGGGAGCCTGCATTTCCTGTTCATGTGTCGATGGATTTGGGTATGAGAGATGCGACTTCGCTTATCTTTTTTCAGATTATTGGAACTGTTATACATATTATTGATTGTTATGAGAATCATTCACAAGGGTTGGAGCATTATGTTCGATATCTTCAGGATAAACCTTATACGTATGGAGATGTTATTGCACCTCACGACATCCAAGTTCGCGAGTTAGGTACTGGCATGAGTAGATTAGAGAAGGCTCGTGAACTTGGTTTAAGTATGGAAATTGCGCCTACACTTTCTGTTAATGATGGTATTGAAGCTGTTAGATCTACATTGCCACGATGTTGGATTGATGAGCATAAGTGTAAATTTCTTATTAAAGCATTAGAAAACTATCGAAAAGAATATGATAATAAAAGAAAAGTGTATAATGACCGTCCTTATCATGATAATTATAGTCATATATGTGATGCATTACGTTATGGGTGTCTCATGCTTCCAAGACTTGGAAAAGATCCATCTCCTGAAGAATTGAATGAGCGTTATAGACGTGTAATGTATGGCGAACAAAATGCCCTTCCACGGCCATTTCAAAATATTAGATAATAAATTACTTGTCTGTTTAAAGAATATCTATTTAGAATAACGAATGATAATTATCTAAATACCTGTAATGAGATAAAGGGTATTATATATGTTGTTCTCGAGAGAATCATATTATCAAGACAGTAATAGTGATTTGTTGAAGTTTATAGAAAAAAGCTACAACGAGGCAATAACACTTAATCAAACATATTGGTCTGAAGGTGATATTGATGCTCGTGTAGAGGCAGGGGATCAGAGTGCAATTGCACAACTCTATTCTGCATTACCTGTCAATCAGCGTAAGAGTTTTAATTTTAATCGGATTAGGCGTACTATTGAGATGGTTTCGGGTCATCAGCAGGCTGATCGGAAATCTACAATATACGTTCCAATAGAAAATGGGGATCAGCAGACAGCGGATCAATTTACTAAGATATTCCTATGGCTTAATCAGCAAGAAGGTATATTAGAGACTATTTCAGAGTCATTTCATGATGCCTTAGTTACTGGAATGAATCTTGTTCAAGTATGGGTTGATTATCGCAATGATCCTATTAATGGTTCGATTAAGGTTAATAATTGTGCGTATAACAGCTTTCTTGTAGATCCATATTTTAGAAAGCATGATCTATCTGATTGTAATTATCTATGGAAGCGAACATATTTGACTCCTGCTGAATGTATTTCGCTTTTGCCAGACAAAGAGAAGGAGATAGCAGATCTTAATCCTGGGTTAGCGCAGGATGGTAAATTCCAGTCTTTACCGGAGAACTTTAAATTAGATACACAGAAATTACTGGCATATGATGAATTTTATTATCGAACGTATCGCAAGCAGAAGATACTTGTTGATTCACAGACTGGGGAGACATTAGAGTGGCAATCAAATAACAATGATACTCTTAAGAAATTTATTGCTATGTATCCTCAAGTTGAGGTTATAGATACAGTTATACCTTCAGTGAATTTAGCAATTATTGTTCAAGGAAAAGTATTATATAACGGTAAAAACCCTCTTGGATTGGATGTTTATCCATTTGTTCCTGTTTTTGCGTATTTCAATCCTGATATATCTGAATATGCATTACGAATTCAAGGAATGGTTAGAGGGTTAAGAGATGCACAGTTTCTTTACAATAGGCGTAAAGTTATTGAACTTGATACATTAGAATCTCAAGTAAATTCAGGATGGATTTACAAGGAGAATGCTCTTGTTAATCCTGAGGATGTATTTCAGTCAGGCCAAGGAAAAGGAATTGCATTAAAGAAGCATGCTCAAATGACTGATGTACAACAAATAACTCCTGCTCCTATTGCACAATCAACAATTGAGTTGTCAAAGTCTCTTGCTGATGAAATTCAACAAATATCAGGTGTTTCTGAAGAGTTACTTGGAAGTGCTACGGATGATAAAGCTGGTATCTTGAGTATGTTACGTCAAGGATCTGCATTAAAAACAATTCAAGGCTTCTTTACTAAGTTAGATTACTCACAAAAGCTTCTTGGTGGAATTATTTTAAAAGTTATTCAGAATAATTTTACTCCCGGAAAAGTACAGCGCATTATCGAGGAAGAGCCTACTAAAGAATTTTATAATAAATATTTTGGTAAGTATGATGCGGCAGTTGAAGCTGGTGTAAATACAACAACTCAACGACAATTAGCATTGTCACAGATGTTACATTTACGTGAAGCCGGCATTCCAATACCTGATAAAGTTATTATAGAAAATCTAACTGTACAGAATAAACAAGAGATTATTGATGCTATTGAACAAGAGAAGCAGCAAGCACAACAACAAGAACAGCAAGCACAACAGGTTCAATTACAAGAGTTGCAGTCACGTGCTAACCTTTCAGATGCCCGAGCTGAAGCAGATCGTGGGTTAGCGGTTGAAAGAACTTCACGTGTTGCAGAAAATGAATCAATGGCAATAGAAAGACAAGCTGAAGCTGCAAAAGATCGTATGGCTGGCGTTCTTGATATGGTTAAAGCGCTTAAAGAAATAGAAACTATTGATCTTAATCAATTGCAAACTTTAGTGACTTTGACTCAAATGTTGAAATCTGAAGAGTTACAAGCTAAAGTAGCAGCTAAGAGTGAAACGTTAAAAGATGTTGGGGCTACTAAGAGCCCAGCATCACCTCAATCACCTGAACAGGAAGTACCTGTTAGTAGATAGAGGGCAAACCGTGACAAAATGTCACGACCTTGCAAATTGCAAATGCAATTCGCAGTTTCTACATGAAAGGGCCTATTATGGCAAAAAAATATTATTCATCGAATAGTAAGGGAAACCGTTCAAATCTTCCTCAGGAAGTAAAAATTCAGGATTATCCTGAATATCCTTGTGGTGGAAAGATGGGATATGAGGATGATCTTGCAGCAGTAGATCGTCAAATTAAATCTGATAACAAAGGAAATAATAATTCTTCTGCTCCAGGGCATTGGAACTAATGCCTGCCGCTCCACGCCCTTCAGGTAGGGCAACTGATATTGCGAGGAAACTCCTTGGTGGTAATTCATCGTCAAAACGGTAATTACTATTAAGAAGGGGATGAGAATGGTACTGGCTGATACCGCGGCCAGTACCATATGAAAAAATGATGATTGGTAAAGGTAGTAAATGGCTAAGAAATCTTCTCTTAAGAAGCGTAAACAAACTAAAGTACATAAAGTCATGTCTGAGTTTAAGGATAAAGAACTTAATATTGGCAAAAGCAAAAAGAAAGTGCGTAAACGCTCTCAGGCTATTGCAATAGCGTTGTCCGAAGCTAGAAAAATAGGGAAAAAAAAGAAAAGATAATATGATTAAATATATAAAATATTTGTTCTTGGTGTCA